ATTGAAAAGAAAACTGAATATTGTAAATTCCATAATTCCTGACATTAAGACGAGAACTATTAGAAAGATAAACTCCATTGCTATAGTCTGTCGTATCAAACGTAACAGCATAGGCAGTTGTCGTATTAGCAGCAGTCTGGTCTGTGGAGTCCTGAAACGCTCCGTAAGGTGCTGAATCAGCCTCAGCAGCCGCAGATAAGGGTACGAAGAAAATAAGGCTGTCAAAGCCTATACGGTCATCGTAAAGGGTAGTGCTAGTAGCGTTCCCTGTAGCTAACGTAATCTCTCCGGTGTTATTCGTTTTGCCATTCATAGCACCACGAACAACCTCAGCAACCTGCCTCGGATCAGACCCGAAAGGCGGTAACGTCTGGAACTGAATACGCCTAGTCATCGATTACCCTGCTTCACAACATCAACCTCTAGCCCTACAGCGGTTTTCCAGTTAGCCCCTGTCGGAGTCAGTCTCAGTCTGTGATATTCCCCATTAGACCTGATAGATACTCGGTTCTCAGCATCAGCAGCAGTCTCTTGGTAGAACTCAACCACCTCGCTAAGTAAGTCTCGGCTGGAAATCGCTACAGATGCACTACCGTTGTCTACAGTCGGTCTAACCAAAGTCACCGTAGAACGACCTATCGCAATATCACCCGTCGTAATATTGGCTGTTTTAGGCTGTCCTGAGAACGCAATAATCTTGCTGCCAGCTACGCCAGCAAACAATAACCGACCACCAGCAAATACTGGAGAATCCAATGGAATATCTAAGGCATCAATTGAGGAGTTATAGTTATCTACCTGCTCTAACGTCGCTGAAGGAGTTAGCACAAATGAAACAGATGTCGCTGTAGTCTCAGCATACGACCATTTATCCAAATCAATCGAGTAAATCAGGATTAACTTACGAGCAAACGTACCTGCAAATCGCCAAATTACTAATTTACTAATTGGATCAACCGTAGCACTCATTCCAGTCCTAATTTCACCCGGAATAGCGTTATTAAAGAACCAACGGTTTACCTTTTCTGCACCAATCTGCTTAACAGACTGTCCATCGCAGACGTAAAAACCATCATCCGCTAAGAAATAGGTGATTCCACCGTACTGAGCAATAGAACCGTTAGAAATACAGCCTAGAGACCGTGAAATCGCGTCAAATTGGAAGAAAAACGGGCTACCAGCATAGGTCATCCGGTAAATTGCTCTCTCTAGGAACACTAAACCGTATTCACCACCTGCTAAACCCGTAATATCGCCACCATCAGGGATAACCTGAGTATCTGACTGACTAGCAGCACCCGGAGTCCAGTCAGTTTCGTCGTTAATATCCGACCAATAGACCTTATTCTCGTCACCACCCGGGTCATTAGCCGCTACAACGAAGTCTTTAACCACAGTTACAAACCTAGCTCTAGGTGCAGCAGCAGCTAAATCAGCAAAGTTAGTCGATGAGTTCAGCGTCCAAGCCTGTAGACGATCTGCACCGTTAGCCAGAATCATCTTTGAACCGAACTGAGTTACATCCCACGACTCTACAGCCGAATAACCCGTAGTCGTAGCAGCATCCAAACTAGCGTCAGAGCTATCAAACTTGTAAATCTGAGTAGCTCCAGCAGCAAACAATGTCGTAGCACCGCCAAACTTACCAGCAAACGTAATCAATAGAGCCTGAGCAGCATCATCCGAATAGTTAGCTTCACTAGGAAATGGCGCATATCCGTTAGCAACCGGATAACAGTTCTTAGCATCCGTCACAGCACCAGTTACTCCGGGCTGATCTGGCAACCATTCTCCAAAATTTAGTTTTGTCGTAGCCATGTGTCAGTTCCAGTAGGCTTTAATTCCCAAGCGTTTGAACTTGGATTTATATTTGTCCATGAGTCTGAACTCGCCGTAACAGCAGTCCAGCTATCATTACTTGCAGATTGTTCCGTCCAGACATTCGTTTCAGGGGTAAGTGGTGACCATTCCTCACCAACAATCATCCCATCAGCAGTTACCGTTACACTAACAGCAATACTCGCAGCAGGGAAGTGAGAAACAAAGGCACTTGCCGTTACATTAGCCGTAGCATCAACTGACGCAACACCAGTTAGCGTTCGGATACCACTAGCCGTAACCGTTGCCTCACACGTTATAGCAGCATTGCCATAACGCATAACTGTAGAACTAGACGAAACCGTAGCACTTGCCGTTACCGCAGCAGAGCCAATAATCGTGTTATTGCCTTGTGCCGTTACTGTTGCCGAACAAGTAACCGAGCCATTTCCAAAGACCTGCCTAAAGCCACTTGCTGTAACCGTCGCAGAAGCGTTTATAGCCCCGCTGAAGTGAACAATACGGTAAGCATCAGCAGTTACCGTAGCAGCACAAGAAACAGCCCCATTTGCGCTGTAATTGACTCTAGCAGCCGTTGTAACAGTAGCCGTAGCAGATACCGCTGCATTAGCCCTGTGGTCTACAAACGCTGATCCTGATACCGTTGCCGAAGCTGTAATAGACGCAGACGCTAATACAGGTCTGTCACCTGTACTCGCAAACGTACCAGCCGAAAACGGTATGAATCCAAACATTTAAGCCATCACATCCCAAGTCTGAGTTGTTTCGTTCCAGACGTACCTTTGTTCATCTGTAGGCATTGCTACAGGCGGTTGCCAGTTAGCATCATCATCGAGTATCCAGCTTTGGTACGGCTGCGGTGGAACGAACGCATCACGCACCGAGTTGTAGGTGTATCCGATCCCTGCATAGTGCTTGCGGAAGCTGGCGTTATAACTGGTTCGTTTACAAAGTTGCCCACGAAAATTACCGTAATGTTGTTCCCAATTAATACCATCCTCGCCTTCGTCTTTGCCAACAATGACTTCAGTAACTACGTTGTTCTTATCTAAAAATGCGTAGTGAGCCATATTAATCACCATGAAATTGAGCCTGTTCCGGCAGTAAATGTATAAATGGTATTCCCGCCGCTAGTTGTCTTTGTATAAGTCAATCCAACATCAATAGATGCCAAATCAGAATTTGATGATGGGTAAGAAATAATCACAACGCCAGAGCCTCCATTGCCACCAAAACTGTTGAAGTCACCACCACCGCCACCACCACCGCCACCTGTGTTTACTGTTCCAGAGCTTGCTGTGCCTGACGTTTTAATACCATTACCACCACCACCAGACCCGCCAGTACCGGGAGTTCCAGAGTTCGTACACCCACCGCCACCACCGCCAGCGTAGGTCACGGAACTACCGGAGATGGATGATGCAGTTCCTGCGCCACCGTTACCACCTACATTTGATGCTGCATTTGCGCCAACGGCACTAGCTCCGCCACCACCGCCTGCGCCAGATGTGGAAGTTCCACCATTAAATCCGCTTCCACCGTTATTACCTTGTGATGGGCTTGTGTTAGGCGTATTCCCCGCTCCTCCAGAAAGAGATGTTTCCCCCGGCGCACCACCACCAGAACCACCAGAACCAGCAGTACCAGCATTGTTTGAAGCACCGCCGCCACCGCCAGTTGATGTGATGCTTGAAAATACTGAATTAGAACCATTGGTTCCAGTAGTAGTGCCTCCGCTAGATGTTGAGCCTGTACCACCACCGCCAATGGTTACTGTGTAGTTTGTTGCAACAGCTACAGAAAAACTTGTAGCAGTTCTAAATCCACCAGCACCACCACCACCGCCAAAACGAGAACCACCGCCGCCTCCGCCAGCAACGACCAAATAATCAACAGCAGTAGGAGGAACACTAGCAGCAGCCCTACCAAGAAGCATTGCCATGATTCCACTCATGTCAGCCCCTTACGTTACGTTGCCAGTTACAACACAGACCGTACCGCTAATGAACAAAACTGTAGCTACACCTCTAGTTGCTAGTGTCATCGTATCCTTATCTGTATTCGTGCCAGCAATGTAAGCTGTCGTAATCGAGCAGGTAATCGTGATATTCCCGCTAGTGTTGTTGAAGATAGAAACAATGTCACCAGCAGAGAATGTGCTGTTAGGAATCGTAATCGATCCACTAGTGCCAACACCAACAAACTCACCGATGTCAGACGTAGCCAAGGTATAAGAGCTGGTCTTATCCGATCCTGACTGCGGAACATTCAAAAACCCTAAAGTAACTCCACTAACGTCAGGCAACGTCTGTGTGATATTGCTATTCGTGTTAGCAGATTGCAAAGTGTGTGTACCTGTACCACTCGCATTGCCCTGAACTTTTAAGTTACTCATGTTCTTTCCTTAACCAAAAACTAGCCATGAACTGCTAGTAGGCACAGTTACCGATGAACCTGTCGTAATAGTGATTTCACCGTAGCTGATCCCACGATTTCCTGACGTTATCGAATATGCACCTGATACCGTAGGTGTGTTTTCCCATATCGGGAATAGAACCGCATTACCTGATGTCTCTTTGTAAACAGCCCTGTCCGCTGGATACGTTACAAAGACTTCCTTAGAGCCAGCAGAGAAGTTGACTTTCGCATCACTATTCGAGGACTGTAGAACGGTATCCCGGCTTAACGTACCACTTCCTACCGTACCTATGCCGGTTTCCCATTCGCTAGCTAGAACAATCGCGTAATAGGTCACATTGCCGTTACCAATGCCAGCAGCAAACGTCTGGTAGCCCGGAGAAGCACCGTCTAACGTGACAGTACCCGTACCAGTCGTGGTAGTCGTTTCCTTTACACGGTCATTAACGACGAACGGCATATTAAGCTAACGTTACGCTAAGGTTGCCACTCGAAATCGTGAAAATATCACCCGTACCAACCGTCTTAGCCTCATCCAGAGCCGTGTGATACAAGAGATTTCCGCTAGTAGCAGCATCCAAGATACCGATCCAGCCAATCGTTCCCCATGAACCAGTAGCCGTAGGAAACACCACACTTGCTGAGTTCGTTGTCACACCATTACTAGGCGCACCAAACGTTACAGAAGTCCTAGCATACGAGCCACCTGAAACCTCAGTTCCAGTATTCGCGTCAGTAGGATCGCTAGTGTAAAGACCGACATAAACGACTGACGGACTGGTATAGCTCGTATTACGCAAGGTAGCGTTAATCAGAGCGTCCTCAAGATAGTTCGACATTTCTGCCATGATTTACCTCACGTTATAAGACATTGACATAGGTTGACCGCTGTACTCACTCGACTGGTCAGACGTATTGATAGCCGCTATCGCACGATCATACAAAGCAGACCATGTTTGCAAACGAGCATCATTCATCAGATACGGCTCTGCTTCACCTAAAGCGGCATACAACAACGCATCAGGATAGTTAGCCAAGAACGTATTGCTAGCGTTCGTATCACTCAAGAGCGTAGGCTTAGAGTAATACAACATTTGCAACGTATAAGTGGTATCAGGAATAGGGGCTAACTGAATCTCTGAGCCGAGAATCGTATAGTCCACAGGTCTGCCACTCTCAGTCGTTCTGGCAGTCTCGTAGAAGCTGTTAGGAGCCTTGTAGCGCAACGTAAACACCGGCATAGTGTTCAGGTGTATGTCGCGCATCTCAAGGAAATCAGTCGGTAATCCAACCGTAGAGTCACCGCCAGTCGTTGTCGCTGTGGCAACTACTAGCATCTGACGAGTCCGAATGTCTCGTCTCAGCCGTTCTTCAGCTAGTCGGATAAAGTCAGGGATAACAGTAGTTAGATCACTACGAGCTAGATAGCTTGCTACCGTAGTCTTTAAATCCGAATAGGAGCTGAACGGCATATCATTCCT